GCGGCAGCTAAACGCCGTAAGTCCTATTGCGCACGTTCTGCGGGGCAGATGAAACAGTTCCCTAAAGCGGCCAAGAACCCTAACAGTAGATTGCGGCAGGCTAGGAAAAGGTGGAAATGTTGATATGATGGGGCGTAGTTCTATGCGAAGTCAGCTTACAGGGAACCGTGTTAAAAAAGCAGTACCTCGTAAACCTGTAGCGGCTATGGCCAAGGGTGGTAAGGCCAAGAGTCGTGTGAACGAGGCTGGTAATTACACTAAACCCACAATGCGTAAGGCATTGTTCAACAAGATTAAGGCTGGTGGTAAAGGTGGTAAACCCGGACAGTGGTCTGCTCGCAAAGCTCAGATGCTCGCAAAACAGTATAAAGCTAAAGGCGGGGGTTATAGGAAATGAAGGGTGTAAAACATTACAAAAGGGATGGAACTCTTCACACAGGAGGTACGCACAAGATGCCTAACGGTTCGTTGCACTCAGGTAAAACTCACGGCAAGACGAGCGTAAAGTTGGTACATTACAAAGATTTGAGTAAGAAAGCGAAGGCTAAAGCCGATGGCAAAAGCAAAAAGTCAAAAAAGTCTTAGCAAATGGACTAAGCAGAAATGGCGTACAAAGTCTGGTAAGCCATCGACGCAAGGGAAAAAGGCTACAGGTGAGCGGTATCTACCCGCTAAAGCTATAAAGGCTTTGTCATCTAAAGAATACGCTGCTACTACCAAGGCTAAACGAGCGGCTACTAAAAAAGGTAAACAGGTTTCTAAACAACCTAAAAAGATAGCCAAGAAGACGGCGAAGTATAGAAAGACTTAGATCATGGCAGTTGTTGTACCAGAGCTAAATGAATTATTTGAAGAGGCGTACGAACGTGCGGGGCTTGAAATGCGTTCGGGGTATGACTTAAAAACCGCCCGTCGCAGCCTTAATATTATGACGCTAGAGTGGCAAAACCGTGGTTTAAATCTATTTACCATAGAGGCGGGAACTCTACCTCTGGTTGCAGGTACAGCGACTTATACGCTACCTTCTGATACTATTGACCTAATAGAACATCAACTTCGCACTGACGAAGGCACGGCTCAACAACTTGATTCGTATATACAGCGTATGAGTGTTTCTACATACTCACAGCAAGGGAATAAGAATACTCAAGGGCGTCCGTCTCAAATATACGTACAGCGCAATGCTACAGACGTGCAAGTTACTCTTTGGCCTGTACCGAATGATGCTACGACATATAAGTTGGCTTACTACCGCCTCAAGGGCATAGATGGGCTAGCAAGCGGTGTTGGAGGAGCTACTACTTCTATACCCCCTCGTTTTATTCCTGCTCTTGTGTCTGGGCTAGCGTACTATGTTGCTATGAAAAAACCTGAAGTGGCCGAGAGAGTTGGCCCTTTAAAACAAGAGTATGAAGAGCAATTCCGTATGGCTGCAGATCAAGACCAAGATAGGTCTACCCTTCGTATAGTGCCGTTTAGAGGAGCTATATAATGCCCGGTTACGCTAGTGGTAAACACGCATACGGTATATGTGACCGGACTGGGTTTCGCTACAAGCTGGAAGACCTTATATATGAGGTTCAACATGGAGTACGTACAGGGCTACGTGTGGGCAAGGATGTGTTTGATCCTGATCAACCACAGAACTTTCTTGGGGATGTTAACACAGCAGACCCGCAATCTTTACTTAACCCACGCCCAGATGTTGATCCGGGAAGAGGTTTATTTGGCTGGAATCCTATTTGGAACCCAGCTCAATATATGGTAGGCTCTGTAGGAAGCGTTACCATAGCAACAACAGATGGAGACTAATATGCAGCGTCCTAGACTTAGACCAAAAAACTTAGGCAAGAAGAAAAAAACTTCGAAGAAACCTAAACTTCGCCCAGCAGGTTTGGGTGCTACTAAAAAAGAAATAGAAGCAATGGAACGTGGTTTCCGTATGAATGAAATGGAAGGCCGTGAAAGGGAAGAGATGAAAAATATGAAAAGTGGCGGTAAGCTGAAGATGGTTAAGAATAAAAAAGGGGAGATGGTTCCTGATTATGCTGCTGATGGTGTTGGTAAAATGGCCTACGGCGGCAAAGCTAAGGTCAAGAAGATGAGAGACGGCGGTATGTGCCGTGGTATGGGTGCGGCTACTCGTGGTGGCAACTATAAGATGGGGTAAGTTCTGATGAACTACACAGAGCTGGTTGCAGCGATACAAGATTATACACAGAATGAGGAGACGAGCTTCGTCTCTAACATTCCTACGTTCGTTAGGCAGTCAGAAGAACGCCTTAACCGGTCTATTATGGTGCCAGAACTACGTAAAAATGTTACGGCACTTACTACTAATGGTAATGTATATTTAGCGCGGCCAGAGGATTTTATCTCTGTGTTTTCTTTATCTGTCGTAGATTCATCTGGAGATTATTCGTTCCTTATTGATAAGGATGTGAATTTTATTCGTGAAGCCTATCCTTCAGCGAGTACTTCTGCACTACCAAAATACTACGCTCAGTTTGACGGAGACTACGAGGGGGAGCAGGGTAACTTTATTCTTGGTCCAACACCTGACAACACCTACACAGTTGAGCTACATTACTACTACGACCCGGCTTCAATCGTTACCGCAGGGACATCTTGGTACGGCGACAACGCCGAATCTGCTTTGCTTTATGGTTCTTTGATTGAGGCATACACATACATGAAGGGTGAGGCCGACCTCATTCAATTATACACTACTCGTTACGACGAAGCTCTTGGACAGCTTACCGGGGTCCAAATACGTAGCGCGACAGACGAGTACAGAGATGGGAGACTTTGATGCAAATTGAAATGGATTTTGGCTTTGACGCCATAAAAGTACACACCGCTAACAACGGAGGGCATAGTCCTGATGCTGTAGCGGAAATGTGTGTAGACAAGCTAATGAGCGTGTCTACTTCTGCCCCGCCCGAGATACGATTGCAAGCAGAAGCGTATAAATCGCAGATGTTGCAAATTATCGCGCATTATATTAAGGTAGCGGTTAAGGAAGACCGCGCAACAACATGCGTAAAACTACAAGAGGCTGGGTTTCCTGACCTCGCAACCCAACTTAGGAGACTTTAAATGGCCTTTACTGGTAACTACATGTGTACATCGTTCAAGAAAGAACTACTTACAGGTACACACAATTTCACTAACTCATCAGGTAATACATTCAAACTTGCTTTGTATACCAATAGTGCATCGTTCACTGCGGCGACCACTGCGTACACTTCTAGTAACGAAGTAAGTAACTCAGGTAGCTATTCTGCTGGAGGAGGCGCACTTACAAATGTGACCCCTACTTCTTCAGGCACGACAGCGTTGACAGACTTCGCTGATCTTGAGTTTACATCTGCTACGATTACAGCACGAGGCGCGTTGATTTATAACGACAGTGCTAGTGGTGATCCAACAGTTGCGGTTCTGGACTTCGGTGCGGACAAAACTTCGACTACTGGTACGTTTACTATTCAGTTCCCAACAGCGGATGCTACGAACGCTATTATTCGTATCGCTTAAAATAATAGGAGTAGCCCTATGGCCTTAATTGTCGCTGATCGCGTACAAGAAACCACTAATACTACGGGTACAGGGGCTTATACTCTGGGAGGCGCGGTTCCGGGCTTCCAAACATTCGCTTCCGAGGTATCTAACGCTGACACTGTTTATTATTCGGTAACGGATAATGTAAACTTCGAGGTTGGTCTTGGAACTTACGCATCTAGTGGGGGGACTATTACCCGCACAACGGTATTTACGTCTTCTAATTCTAACAACGCTGTTGACTGGGGTATAGGAACAAAAAATATATTCCTTACATACCCTGCGGATAAGGCTGTACTTGAAGATGCAAGTAACAATGTAACTATAGGCAACAATTTAGTTGTGGGCGGTACAGTTGATGGACGTGATGTAGCTACTGACGGAACTAAGCTAGATACAGTTGAAACAAACGCTGATGTAACAGACACGGCTAATGTGACTTCTGCTGGCGCAGCTATGAAGGCTAATAACCTATCAGATTTACCTAATAAGTCTACAGCCCGTACTAATCTAGGTGTGGCTATCGGGTCAAATGTGCAGGCTTATTCTAGTGTCCTACAAAACACCACGGCGTCTTTTTTAACTGCGGACGAAACTAAAGTAGACTTTCTTACGGTTACACAGGCGGTTGATCTCGACCAAATGGAGACCGATATTGCTGCTCTTGAAAACGGTATGGTCTATAAAGGTGACTGGAACGCAGGTTCAGGTAGTTTCCCCGGTGGGGGCTCTGCTCAGACGGGCTGGTTCTATTACGTTTCTGGGGCAGGTACTGTCGATGGTATATCGTTTGCAGTGGGGGACAACATAGTTGCTACGACAGACAACGCATCTACTTCTACTTATGCAAGTAATTGGTCAAAACACGATCAGACAGATGCTGTTCAAGCCGTTGTAGGTTTAACTGGGTCTATATCAAAAAGCGGCTTGTTATCTGCACTAAACGTAGAAGACGGCGCAGACGTAACTGATACGACTAATGTAACCGCCGCTGGCGCTTTGATGGATAGTGAAGTTACTAACCTTGCTCAAGTAAAAGCATTTGATACCACAGATTATGCTACAGCCGC